CATCAACTGGTTCTGGAATTTCTTGGCAAGATGCTGCGGTTTCTGGTGTTGGTATTCAATCTGGTGGAACTGTCATTGGAACTGGAATCACGACATTAAACTTTATTGGTGCGGGAAGTACTTTTGCAGTCAATGGAACTACAGTTGATATTAGTATTTCTGCTGGTACTACAAGGACTGTCAGCACTTATACTGCAACATCGGGACAAACAACATTCTCTGCAACTTATAATGTTGGATATGTTGATGTCTTCTTGAATGGTGTTAAGTTGAGTGAAAATGAATACACAGCAACAAATGGAACATCTATTGTACTGGATACTGGAGCATCATTAAATGATATTGTTGAAGTGGTAGGTTATAGTAATATAAATATAGCAGGAGGTTCCGCAACTCCAGATATAAGTCCAGTAATGATGGGAATGATATTCTAAAATGGCAGCACCTAACTTAAAAAATCCAACTACGATTACAGGAATCACGACAGTTGTGGGTCTTAGCACGACTGCAATTACTGGAATCCTGACGAATGCGTCAGGAAGTAATAAGGTATTAAAGATTAATACAATACTCGCAGCAAATGTTGATGGGACAAGTGCTGCAGATGTAAGTGTCAGTGTCTTGAGAGGTGGAGTAGATTATTATCTTGCAAAGACAGTAAGTGTTCCTGCCGATGCAACACAAGTTTTGTGCTCTAAAGATATTTACTTTTATCTGGAAGAAAATGTAGGAATCAGAGCACAGGCAAGTGCTGCTGATGATATTCATATTACGATAGGATACGAAGAGATTTCATAATATTATGTTGGGATTCAATGGTGGTACTATTGGTATAGCAAATACAGTATTTACTGGGACTAAAAGTAATGACCCCAACTATTCTAATGTCTCATTACTGTTGAATGGTAATGAAACCAGTGGTAGTGACCCCAACTATTCTAGTGTTTCATTACTGTTGAATGGTAATGGAACTAATGGTAGTACTACTTTTACTGATTCCAGCAACAACAGCCATACCGTAACTGCTAACGGTGACGCAGAGATCTCCACTGCACAGAATAAGTTTGGTGGAGCATCAATGTATTTTGATGGGAGTGGGGATTATTTAGAGGTTCCTCCGTCAGCAGGTTTTGATTTTGATTATGGTCCATTTACTGTGGAAGCATGGATTTATTTAACTGCCAATGGAACTACTGCTGCTAATGAAACTTATTGGCCTATTGTGAATAAGCATTCTATTTACAATACACAAACAAGTACAGGAGGTAGCAATACTGCATGGGAATTTAGATACACTCCTCAGCAAGGAAACAAATTAGTTTTTGTGAATCGAATACAAGCAAACAATTTTACAGAGGGTGTAAATCTATTTTCCAAATTTAGCACCGCAGTAAATCTATCCTTAAATACATGGTATCATGTAGCCGCCGTTAGAGATGGTACTACTTTGAAATTGTTTTTGAATGGGCAAGATGTAACAGACACAAATACCGGAAATTATGATTGGTCTACAATCAATATGAGTTTAGATACGGGAAGCATAGGGCAAAATAAAGTGAGAGTTGGTCGGATTTTGGGGGGGAGTAATCCCGGAACAGTGATATGGTATGCAGTTGGTTACATAGACGACCTCCGCATCACCAAAGGAGTCGCAAGGTATACCGACGACTTCACCCCACCAACAGCACAACTTCCTGATTTTGGTAACACTATTACTGATAGTAGTAGTTATGGTCATACCGTAACACCTGTTGGTAATGCACAAATCTCCACGACACAAAGTAAGTTTGGTGGAGCATCAATGTACTTTGACGGTAGTGGGGATTATTTAGCAACAGGACCCGATTCTAGTCTGTCCCTAGACTCTGGTGATTTTACTGTTGAGGCATTTATATATGCAACAAATTTATCATCGCAAATATCTGTCATTGCATCAAGTCGAGTGGTATCGTCAGCAAGTGATCTGTACTGGGCATTTAGTGTAACATCTACAGGGCAACTTGAGTTTCAAAGCAGAGATACAACTCAGTATTATGCGCGATCTGCAACTTCAGCAATTACTGTAAATACTTGGTATCATGTTGCCGCTGTCCGCCAAAATAACATAATTACAGTTTATGTAAACGGAGTCGCTGGACCAACAACAGTAGATGATGGGGGCATTAATCTGTCGGAAAGCTATGTGGGGGTTGGCATCTTTAATTATCCGAATTTTGTCTTTTATTTTCCTGGATACATAGACGACCTCCGCATCACAAAAGGAGTCGCAAGATACACCAGTAACTTCACACCACCAACAGCACAACTTCCTGGTGGAGAAACTGGAACTTTTGCATCAGGTCTTTGGACATCTTCCGATCATATCAAACAAATTCGTAATGAATTGTGGCCTGTATCAATCGTCACTGATGGTCTTGTATTACACCTTGATGCTGGAGATAGTGCTTCATATCCTGGTTCTGGAACCACTTGGACTGATTTGAGTGGTAATGGGAATAATGGAACTATTAATGGAGCAACTTATGATAGTGCTAATGGTGGGTCTTTGAGTTTTGATGGTAATAATGATTATGTAAGAATACCTTACAATAGTAATCTTAATCCAACTACCATAACAGTTAGTGCTTGGATAAAAAGAAATCAAGTCGTAAATTACGCACATTTTATTGGACTTCCTATCAATAATTCAACTTGGATTAATCCTTATATATCTTATGGTGTTGAATATATTGGAACCACTGATACAATAAGTTTTACTCTTGGATTTACTGATAACACTTTTGCTTATACTAGTGCTTCTGCTTATGGAAACAATAGATGGTTTTATTTTGCGGCAACTTATGACCAAAGTAATGTAAAAGTTTATATTGACGGAGCACTTATTACTACCAGAGCAGAAACTAAAACATTATATAATTCAACTGCTGATTTTTATATCGGCGCTATCAATACGTCTTCTCAATATCCTTTGAATGGAAACATAGCATCAACACAAATATACAACAAAGCACTCACCCAATCAGAAATCACTCAAAACTTTAATGCCCTCAAAGGTAGATATGGTTTATAAGGAGTTATAAGAATGCCAATATTTAATGGAGGAAGAATCGGTTCTAATAATGTTCCATTTACTGGGACTAAAAGTAATGACCCCAACTACTCTAATGTCTCATTACTGTTGAATGGTAATGGAACTAATGGTAGTACTACTTTCACCGATAGCAGTAGTTATGGTCATACCGTAACTCCTGTTGCTGATGCAAAAATCTCCACCGCGCAAAATAAGTTTGGTGGAGCATCAATATATCTTGACGGGAGTGGTGATTGCCTGTCTCTACCAGACGACCAAAGTGCTTTCAACTTTGGGACTGGGGATTTTACGATTGAATGTTGGATCTATTGGGTGGGAGGAGCGTATGGGATAGTTTTTTCCCAGCGACATGCCTACGACACTAACAATACTGGAATGAGTTGGAGAATTGACGATGCTAACGATACTATAGGATTTTGGCACGGAAATGGTTTGGATGGTTTTGGTACACCAAGCAATGCTATATCAAAAAATACATGGACTCATATTGCTTTAACAAGGAATGGCAGCATATTTACGATTTGGGTCAATGGGCAATCTCAAGCAACAAACACAATTACTGCGAGCATGATTTACTATCCTCCAGTAATCGGTAGATCACAAGGGGTTCTTGGTGAATATTTGAATGCCTATCTAGACGACTACCGCATCACAAAAGGAATCGCAAGGTATACCGACGACTTCACTCCACCAACAGCACAACTTCCTGGTGGAGAAACTGGAACTTTTGCATCAGGTCTTTGGACTGGACTAGAGCAATGTGATGCTGTTCGTAGAGAGATATGGACTGGACTTGTACCATCAATCGTCACCGATGGTCTTGTATTACACCTTGATGCTGGTGATAGTAACTCATATCCTGGTTCTGGTTCTGGAACCACTTGGTATGATTTGAGTGGTAATGGGAATAATGGAACTATTAATGGAGCAACTTATGATAGTGCTGATGGTGGGTCTTTGAGTTTTGATGGGAATGATTATGTAGGAGCAGGTAATTTAGGTTCCTTCTACACACAAGGGACAATTAGTTATTGGATGTATTCTACTGCTGTTGAAAATTATAGAAATCCTTTTTCTACACATTACCTTGGTGGTAATGCTGGAATAAGGTTTGAGCAATACACAACAGCAAGTCCTTATGGTGGATTTAGTGTAGTTATTGGAAATGATAGTGGTGGTCATGTTGCATATAGTTATTTACCATCTTCTGTTCTTTCTTCAAATACTTGGTATAATGTAGTTTTAGTGTGGAATACAACAACAAATAATGCTACAGGATATTTAAATGGCATTGAAAAATTTTCTTCTTCCCACTCTTTATGGGCAACAACATTACCTTCCATCTCAATAGGAAGTGGGTTTGATAGTAATAGATATTTTAAAGGAAATATTAGTTCAACTAAAATTTACAACAAAGCACTCACCCCATCAGAAATCACTCAAAACTATAATGCTCTCAAAGGTAGATATGGTCTCTAAATAATTAGAAAAAACAATGGCATTGTATTCATATAAAAACCAACACCCCAAACCACTGCCGAATCGTATTCGTCTTCCAAACGGATTCACAAGAACTGATGTTTCAACTTTCACTGAAGAAGAAATCATCAGTGCAGGATATGCTGGTCCCTACACATACCCATCTCACGATCCAACAACAGAAAAAATAGAATGGGTTGGAGTTGGATTTACTGTAAGACCACACAACGACCAAGAGATTGAGAATCAATGGACTGCAATTCGCAATCAAAGAGATAATTTATTAAAAGAGAGTGATTATACACAGGTAAGTGATTATAGTTTTGAGATTACAAATGCAGAAGAATGGAAGTCTTACCGACAAGAACTGAGAGATATTACATTACAATCAAATCCTTTTGATATTACATGGCCCATAATGTCTTATAATCAACCAGAAGAAGTTATA